GGCGTCCGCTATGCTAAGGAATGTCATCCTGGCGACCTTTTTGTCAAATACTTCACATCTAGTGGGCATGTTAAACTGCTTTTGAAAGAACACGGCGAGCCTGACATCATACAGATAAGAAAGACCTTCAAGACTCGAGAAGAAGCTATAGAATGGGAAATTAAATGTCTTCGTAGATTGCAGGTACACAAAAGACCAGAGCTATGGCTAAATCGCAATGTTGGTGGTAGTATACGCACTTATGAGCCACGCTCATTAGAGTCTAGACAACGAATGTCTATAATAATGAAAGGTAAGAACAAAGGTAACAAAGTATCAGAGCAACTTAAGCGGCATCTTAGAGAAGTAAATCTTGGAAAGAAATACGGTCCGCGAAGCCAGGATACTATTGATAAAATGAAAGCTGCATGGGTAAGAAGAAAAGTTAGCCAGCGCCAGACCGCCCCCACACTGTCCTATTAGATGCTTTCTGGAAATTATCACTAGGTAACAAGGCAGCAGTAATCCAGTCTTCTTGAGGAATGACAATGTAGCGTGATCGCACGTGAGTAAATAGATACTGCTTAACGCATGGCGCTATCAGTTTTGACTTACTACTTTTCTTCAGTACATCCCAGCTTGCTCCAACGTCGTTGTTAATTTTTATGAGATGGTCCATGAGGGCAAATCTAAGCATTGGACTCAAATAGTGTAAATTTAAGCCTGTAAAGGATTCCTTGGTCATACTAAATGGAAACACTAAGGGAAATCGATCCCAATAAGGAAGTTTCTCTTTAGTTTTCGCATCATACACAAAGAAGATCAGACTGCCAACACCAAACTTATTCTTTACATGTTTGGCTTCACCACGGAACATTCTATCTGTATTGATGTAGCCATGACCATACACTGCACGTATCTGGTCCTGAAACCATCTAGCACTTCTATCACTACTATAGTTTGGGTTGTTACGGACTTTTTCTAGTAAAGAGTTTGCAATCATGCTATTTTTACTGAACTATAACTAGACAACTTAACACTAGACCACGGATTTATAGCAGATCTGGTGTCTGCTATAATACCACTTAAATCAGAACTACGAACTGAAGCTTTATCGGCTGGGCTCAAAACACTCATTGCACTAGTCAGTGATACATAGGCTTTATTCAAACCGCTTAAACTACCAAACACATCTTTAGTAATTAGTGATTGGGCTCCTACTAAAGTGTTTATTGTTGAAGATAAATTGCCAGCAATTAAGCCGCCACCCAACGCTTGAGTTAGGGGATTTAATGATAAGGTTTTAGTCGATGAATCACTTGTTAGTTCTTTGAATGCAAATTGTACGCTCATAGTAGCAATTTGATCGTTACTGTTACGATTAAATTGAACTTGACCTATATTTTTGGGGTAGGCGCCGGATAATGTGACTGAATAGGTTGGTGCCAAATTTCTATCTAAGGACTGAATAGTAACGACACCAGTATAAAGATCATGATATTCAAGCGTTCTACTTTTATGATTATACACTGATTGATACCACATCTCAAATAATTTTCTTACTGTTAGTGTTTGATCTAGATAAAATTCTAAGGATACATCTTGATATTGAGCACCATATGGGGCTTCAAATGGAATATAGTTTTCAGTCACTGTCGCCGTTAATAGCGGTAGACTCGGAATCTGCGCCGAATTACAGAAGAAAGCTAGCATACGACCTTGGCTTGTGTCTTTATTAGGAAAGGTTATCATAACTTCAAAGAAATTGGGCTTAGTAGTTCCGCTTTTGTTTACCGCCGCGATGAAATCTTTAATTTGTGCCATTTGGTTAGAGCCCTAATGAATTGGTTATTTGATTATTTATGTCAAGATCTGACCAATAAATATATCAAATGAAGACCTTTGACAGGTATGAGGAACTATGGCAAAATTTACCTATTCTGATTTAGACGCTGCTTTGTATAGACATCCTGGCACTAACGATGTCACTGCACTGTATGACTTTGATGCAATTAAGAATTCAGTTCTCAACATTCTCAAATTTAACCGAGGAGAGAAGCCCTTTAATCGAAAATTTGGCGCACATCTCAGAGAATTGTTATTTGAGCCACTGTCACCAGCTCTTGCTATCCTAATCAAGACTAAGATAAAAGAGGCTATTTTTAAATATGAGCCTAGAGCTGTGGCTGAAGATGTAATTGTTGTACCAAATGAGCATCTTAACGAAATAACGATTAATGTTTTAGTGAGAGTAAAGGAATTCCCAGACTATGCAGATTGGGTTACATTAACATTAGATAGAGTACGTTAATATGACTGATAACGAAAAACCCATTAAACTTCCTGATCCACGAGATATATTAGATTTTCTTGACGCTAACCCCAATGTAACTCGAGAACAGTTTGTTGAGGAAATGTCTGTTGAGTCAGTCAACAGCTTACATGCGTTCTTATTGAGTCATAAAGATCGATTATATGATCATGCAAACAAATTAAGCGGACTTGGGTGGGCAATTGATAGCCCAGATCAAGCTGTTACCGACATTTTGACTCATATGCGTGATCGTGAGATAATGGAGTTGGGTGTTGCATATCGAAACATTTATGATAATCATCGAAATGGAGTTGATCGTGTAAAAGCTATTAGACAATGGAATAAAGACACTCTACTTCTTAGCACATTGAATATTGATGCTGCAGTAAAAAGCGCGTATGGTAAAAAGGGTCGTGCATCTAAATCATTGCGAGAGCAAATCAAACAGAAGAAAGCAATGGGTCTTCCACTAACTGATGATGAGAAAAGAGCAACCAAATCACGTGTTGGTTCTGCTGCCAAGAGTATATTAAAAGGTGCAGCTGTGGGTGTAGGAGCTTTGGGTGTTGCTGCTCTAGCTAAATCTAAGAGTGGACGAGCTATAATGGCTGTTGTTGGTGGTGCTGCAGCATTAACGAAAGGTGCTTCTTCATTCTTTTCTCGTTCAAGTCGTTCATCTGAATCATTATCTTCTTTTGATGGATCAGACAGTTCGTCTTCAAGATCTCGTGGATCGTCTTCATCAAGTTCCGATAGTGCGTATCAGACACAATCCTTATCTCTTTTAAAGGAAATTTCAGAAGGGATTAAGTCTTTAGTTGCTGGTGAAGAAGAAGATAAAAAGGAAGATAAAAAGACCGGTAAGGGCGGCGGTCTAATGAAAGTGGGCAAAAGTCTAATGGGTGGTATGAGTAACATGAGTGTCATGTTACCATTATTAGGCATTGGTGCTATTGGTCTTCTTGGTGTTCTTCTCGCAAAGAAAATTAAAGAAGTAATAGATGAAGTTTGGGCAAAGATGAAGGAGTATTGGGAACAATTTAAAGTCTGGCTAAAAGAAGCTTGGGCAAAAACTGAACAAGCACTTGTAGATCTTGCCGATACTGCCAAAAGAATTTTTAAATTCCTTGATCCATTTGGAGCATCTGAAGTAGAAAAAGACACCCAGAGAAGAAAAGAAAATCAAGAGATATATCAAATCCGAAAAGAGAAAGCAACTAAGACTTTAGAAGAGAAAGGCTTTGGTGAGATTAAATCGGAAGAAGATTTTAAGAAATATGCAGCTGAACAGCAACGACTAAAAGAAGAAAATGCATGGAATCCTGCATCATCAACTGATCTAGAACCAAACCTAGATCAGAATATGGAGCATACTGTAATTGAACAACGTATGGCTGATTGGCGAGGAAAACAAGTAGTAGCAGATCAAGCTAAAGAACTATTTCCAATTCCACAGGGTCCTATAACTAAAGAACAGTATGAGGCAGCTAAGAAAAGAAAGAACGAAGCTAAAGATTTTGATCCAAATAAGCCAGGACTTTCTCAACAGCTTCAAGGGATCATTAATAACTATGAACAATCTGACGAGTACAACATTCAACAATACGAAAATACTAAACAAATTATTCAAAAACTAAAAGAGCCTGGCGGTGGTTGGAATGCTGATAGACATGCACCCTTACAGCAAAGATTAGAAGACTTAGAAGCTAAATTACCATCAACTTATGACACTACAGGATCTAAAAATGTTGAAGCTATCACTATTCCTATAATTGGTGATGCAACTACACTTCCTGATTATCGAGTAGATCCAAGTATAACAATACCCGAAGTTCAACAAAGAACACCAAGAACGAAACAAATTCCTGGCGTACCAAATACTACACAACCAGAGCCTTATGTTCGTCCTTATCCAATTCCTCCAATGGAGGTCAAACCAACACCTTGGTTTGATGCAATGCCTCCAACTTATGAGGGTGGCTATAAGTTCACTGAAAATGCTTTTGTACCAGAGAAGAAAATAGAATCAGTAAGTATTGAAAATAAGACTATATCAGCATTTGATAAACTTTGGGATGCTGCGGAAACTCAAGGTCCACCAAAACAACAAGTTAAGCCAAATATCATCAATGCGCCACAAACAACAGTTAATAATGTGATGCAGAAGATTTCATCGCCTGCATCACCAATTAATAATGAGCAGTCATTACATTCAGCGATGGGTTTTGTTTAACTCTGACGTTGGGCAGCTTTTTCTGCTTGATCGGATAGCCACTTAGTGAGAATGCCCAAATAGATCTCACGTTCAAAAGGCATCATGTTCTCTATTTCTGTTAAAGACCAATGGAATCGTTGCATCAAAAGGAAATTGGTCTTGTAATAGTCATGGAGATCTAGATGCCCAAAGCTCATCCGAAAAAACTGTCGAAGCCCTCAAGGTGCACTGCTTGTACATGTCCACACTTCTTGCAAGTGTAAGCACTGTCATAAGATAAACGCGGTCCTGTTTGAATGAACTCCATCATCTTATTGTAGATGTTTGATGGAAGATCCAATATAAGCCCAACAAGATCAGCTAAATCAAGATCCTCATGCTTATATACTTCATTATCTACAGTAACCATCTTAATGCATGTAGCTAATGCTCGTTCCTCTCTACCAGCTTCCATATCTAACGTCTCTAAAGCAGTATTTACTGTGGGCATACCAAGAGTAACAACATAACCTGGCTGCACTGTAATGTCTTTAGTTCTCCACTCTCCAATCACTTGAAGATCAGGAATATTAATATCATAAGATCCTTTTTCTCCACAAGCATCACATTTTAGAGAGCCTTCAACTACTTCACCGACTGATTTAGAACGAATTTGCAGTAATAGAAATTCAAAATCAGCTCCAGCTAATGCCTCTTTGTTGAGTTTACCACCTGAACAGGAATTAACAAGTTCCCATGCTGAAGTGACAATACTACTAGTGTCGTCAGATTCTACAGCAATAAGAATGTTCTTTTCTTCCTGTACAGTAAATGGGCGATAAGTGACTTTTTGTTTGGAAACTGGAAGAGTTGTAGTGTATTGAGGATGTTTTAGTGCAGGTAATTTCTTCATTATGATTAATCTCAGTTGGTAATGACATATAAATAAATGAACACGGGAGTATTACTCCCACACAGTTATTTATATGCAAAATGGAACCCTCCCAATATGGCAGCAAATACCGCACAGACAATTAACGTCTCATCTTTAGATTTTGACGGAATAAAGCAAGGTCTAAGAACTTTCCTATCAAGCCAAACTGAATTTACAGATTATAACTGGGAAGCATCTAATCTTAGTATTATTCTAGATCTTCTTGCGTATAATAGTACCTATAATGCCGCTTTAGCTAACTTTGTAGCAAATGAGGCTTTTCTAGATACTGCTGCTCTACGAAAGAACATTCTAAGTCATGCAAAAGCATTAGGTTATCATCCTAGAGGTTATTTAGCAGCACGAGCTAAAATTAATTTTACAATTAACACTCTGACATTAGCTCAGGGGCAAGTAGCTCCGCCAAATTTTGTCATTCCTCGTGGTACTACGTTTTCTGCGCTCATTGGTAATAGTGTGTATTCATTCGTTACACTGACTGAATATACCGCTCCATTAGATGGTGGAAAGTACTACTTCTACAATATTGAATTGGCTGAAGGAATCTATTTTGCTCAAGAGTTTCTAGTGACTGATGTAGAACACAATCCACGTTATCTTCTAGCTAATGGAAAAGTTGATTCAAGTACAGTTGTTATGATTGTAAAGGACTCTCTAACATCTAATACTCTTAATACCTGGCTTCCTGCGTCGCGCCTAACAGGTTTAACAGAAACCTCTAAAGCATTCTTTATGCAAGAAACCAGTGAGGAGAAGTATGAGATATTCTTTGGAAACGGTACCTTAGGAAAAAAGCCAGAACTAGGTAATTTATTGCATGTTGAATATCTAAGCACTAATGGAGTCGCAGGTAACGGCGCATCAGGATTTAGTCCTCTTGGCACTATATCACATGAGGGTCGTGGATTACAAGCTGTTGCAACATATACTATTACCACTACACAAAGATCAACGGGTGGTGCTAATTCAGAATCAGCTGAAGAGATTAGACTCAATGCATCAAGCACCTTCATTGCTCAAGATCGTGCAGTAACAGCAGACGATTATAAAGCTTTGATTCAGGGCTTCTTTGATAATATTCGCAACATTCGCGTTTGGGGTGGAGAATATAATACACCGCCATAATATGGTCGAGTCTATGTAAGTATTCAGCCTCAGTATGGTGAGAAGCTAACAGAGCAAGAGAAACAGACCATCAAGGATTATATTGCCAATAAGTCAGTAGCCAACATTCAACTTGAATTTGCAGATCATGATTATCTAGACATCATCGTTAATACTTCAGTATATTATGATCCTACTCGTGTGAGCACTGGAGTTGATCTATATGCTCAGATAATGGGTACCATCTCAAATTATAATAATGACTACCTTAATACCTTTGATTCAGTGTTTAGACATTCTAAATTTAGTTCGTTGATTGACAAGACAAACAAAGCTATTCTGTCAAGTATCACCACTCTACAGTTAGCTAAATCTTTCTATCCTGAACTGGGTCGTGAGAGATCTTATGTACTATCATTCCTCAATCCGTTCGTTACTCGAGATGGAGTGGTATCAAGTACTCCATTTACTGTCTATGGGGTCAATACTCAAGTAACTCTAACCAACATTGGTGCTAAGCTATACTTAACATATAAGAATGAGTATAGCCGAACCATCTTTGTGCAAGAAGCTGGTAGTGTCGACTTCGGCTTAGGTATCATCACTTTAAGTGGTTTGAATATCACCTCTTACACCGGTACGGGTATGACTATCAGTGTACTACCTCTCAGTTATGATGTGATCTCAAACCAGAACATTGTAGTGCGCATTCCTCAACAACGTGTTCAGCTAAAGACCATAGCTGAGGTTCAGGGTCGTAACCGCATTGTCACACCATCAACCTAATGAGAGAGAGAGAGACTAAGTAACACATATGGCTGATTTCCGAGTTCGACCAAAGCTATCATCGATCATAGCCCGCCAAGTACCCGAGGTACTGCGCTATGAGAACCCACTACTTGAGAAACTGTTGCAATATTACTACGAATATCTAGAGGCAGAAGGTGGACCGCACGCAAGTTTACAAGCTGTTGTAGATGCGCAGGACCCCGATACGGCGGATGCAAACTATACCGGAGTGAATTTTCTCGAGCTACTTGCTAAGCATGTGATACCCGCTTTGCCTGATAATGTGGATCTGAGCGAAGAAAGCCTGAGACTTCTGGTCAAGAATGTGCAGGAGATGTATCGTACTAAGGGTACGCTCGACGCATACCGCCTGCTGTTTCAGTACTTCTATGGTGAGAATGTCGATCTAGACTACGGAAGAAACTACGTTCTGAGACCCTCAGATAACCGACTAAATCGCATAGTGACTTTGGTACTGAATCTAAATGGTCTGAACCCAACCTCTCTACTAGGCATGACACTAACGCAAACTCAAGGTAGTTATGCAGCAGCCATCGCCGAAGACTACACTTACCT